TTATCGGGTAGGAGTGATTTTCTTACCCTTGCGCTCTCTGATGTAGGCCTCGGTCATGACGACCGTTGTATGTCCTAGCTGGTCCCTTGCCTGTAGGATATCACCACTCAATTCGGCTTTGTCAGTTCCCGCCTTCGCTCGTAAATCCCTAAGTTGAAATGCCGCTTTATTGACGCCAGCCGATTCACGCGCTTCGTCAAATCTAGTGCGAAGCATACTAGCCGTCATTGGCGTTCCGTCCTCAGTCACAATCAGCTTTGTCGATCGTACCTTGTGTCCTGCCTTCCTGGTCATGATCCGGTCAACCAATACTGCTAGCTGTCCGCTGATCTCAATACGACGTTTCGCTTTCGTCTTTGACTGCGTTACCCAGATATGACCCTCCCTTATATCTCGCTCATCCATCCTGAGCGTGTCACCCACTCGCTGGCCCGTTAGGTAGGCGAGATCCATCGCATCTCTCAGTCCTGCATCGGCTGCATCGTGCACGGCCTTGTAGACTGAATCCTCAATGTATACGTCCCTCCCTGTCTCCTTATTCCCCTTGACCCCTGAACATGGGTTTGCCAGCGCGGTATAGCCTGTCTCTCGTGCGTAGTTCCAGATCGCGGAGAGTAGGGCCTTTTCCCTGTTGGCTCGAACCTTTGCATCCTTTCGATAATTCAGGTACTGCCTGATGTGCTGAGGCTGGATCTCGTCCAGCGGCGCCGGTGGATCTCCAAAGAAGGAAAGCAGCTGCTTTAACTCCCTGGCATTGTCTTTCTGCGTCGCTGGTGATTTGCTTGGAACGATTTCCTCAAAGTACCGGCTGGCTACATAGGGAAGGGTGATCACGTCTCGCTTGATGGCATCGGCTGTCCTGTCCCGCTCAAGCTCGGCATATTTCATAATTGCCAAGCCGTAGTCACTTCCTAGGGGTATCTCCTTGCGCGGCTTGCCGCCTGCGTCATAGTAGTAATAGATGGTGCCGCTTGGTTTCTTTCGTTCTCTCAGCCGAGCGATAGAGCCCGGCTTGTTTGGCCTTCTTCCCATATTCAGCCTGCCTTTCTAGGCGTCCATTTCGGTCTTTCTTCGGGTGTTTGTACGCCACCAATGACTGCTGAGGCGCTAACGGCCGGCCAGCCATTGGCTTTGATCGTGTGCCGTATACCATTTTTCTTGAGGTTCGTAATCTGACCGGCTTTGGTTTTCGCGCCGGTTAGCTCGCACACCTCGGCGTGAGTAAGAAATAAAACGCTCATAGATGCCTCCTGCAGGGCAGGTGTATATAAAGGAAGGGGAAGGGGGTTAGGACTTGGAGTCTGACTCGATATCGTCGTTTATCTCTTGGGCCATGTCCTCTAGCGCTTCTTCTAGGCTGACCTCCCGCCCATAGCAGCAGTAATACGTGTTGTCATACTCCTTGCCGTTGATGCGAATGGACACATCAATGGTCTTTACCTTGATTGCATCAGACATGACTTCTCCTATCCCGCCTAATGGCAGGCATAAATAAAAGGAAGGTTTGATAGATACCGGTTCGCTTGATAGTCTCAAGCCGTCTATTACGGAGGGTCTATGAGACTGCTTGCACTATTGGGTGTGATGGCTTTGGCTGGATGCGCTACTACCGAACGAATAGAAAAGCGCCCGCCGTCTATGGATGCAATCTCAGGGAAGTCTGTTGCTCAGTACATGTCCTGCATCGTACCCAAGCTGGGCAAGATCCGGCGTGAGCCTGTTGTAGATGGAACTCCAGCACGCCAGCGTATTGTTGTGCCTCAATTCACCTCACCAGCTACAGCTGCAGTGATATTCGTCAATGAGACATCCAGAGGCATCAATGTCGTCCTGCATGAGCGCTCGTCGAATAATCCGTTCCGGCCTCGTGATATCTACAACTCGGTGAAAGAGTGCATCTGAACTACCATATACCGCCCTGCATCTGGTAAGCCTCCCAGTAAAGCCAAGCGAAGAAGACTAGGATCGCCCAGGCCAGGAGTTCGCCCCAGGTGAAGGGCTGCTTTGCTTGTTGAGTCATGACTTGTCACCGTGGCGGGCGAACATGTGGAAGAGTTCTTTAACGCGCTCCCCTGACTGACGGTCCATGCTCCCGCCGTAGAACAGCAGATCAACAAGTGGCTTAGCTTGCTTAATAAGCTCCACCGCCTCAGCCAGTTCTGCCTCAGCTTCATTAGCGTCACCCACGGCAGCATCGGCACGGGCTTTTTCAGTTGCCAGTTCTGCTTTAAATGCATGCATCTGGCTCGCGACTTCCTCAAGGGCTTTATCGTAGTCGTCGCACATCTTCCGGCGCTGCACCACAAAGCCTGTTAGCCGCTTTATCTCAGCCTCAAGCTCAGCCACGCGCTTGTCGTGGTCTGACTGCATCGATTGTGCTATTCCGTGAAACTGCCTACGCGATAGCTCTGATGACATTGCTAGCTCATACGGCATGTTAATAACTGCTCTTGATACTTCACTCATGACTTCACCTCTGGCTTGGCTGATGCGTCTAATGGGCGTTGGTAACAGGTGGATTCGCAGCGGAACAATCGCCATTGCAGAGTGGGCAACCTTCCTCTGGCTTGGCTGTGCGGGCTATCTCGTCATCAATGCAGGCGTCCAGCGTTTCAGGATCGGGGCATGTGGTAGCCCATGCCGTTGCTGGTTTCTCCCAGCCTGTCACGCAAAGCACCATCACACCACGCTCAGTCTCGCCATTGTTGCGCAGCCAGCGATACCGCTCAGCGTCAGCTTTCATCGCGTCGCGCTCAGCCTTCGCCTCTGCAAGCTCCAGCCGTACAGCTCCCCACTCGGCTGTGTTTTCATCGGCCTCTTTGTTCAGCCTATCTATTTCCTCATGAAGATACCGCTCGTTATCATTTGATGACTTAACAAGCGCCTTGAACTCTTCCCAGCATGCTTTGCGATCTTTTCGCAGCCGCTCGACTTCTGCCTGGAGTGCGTCGGGTGCGGTGTAGAGCTTGGTGCCGGACGGGATTGACTTCAGCGGGTAGAGATAGCTGCCTTTCATCTCGGCTACCGGCTCGGACTGCTCAGCCGGTGCGGTACGGGCGGCGCGCTCCGCTTCAATGCCAGCCTGATAAGCGTTTTCGGCAAGCATCCATTTGTCTTCGCGCAGAACTGCCTGCCTGCCTTCTTCAAGCGATAGGAACCATTGGTTTAGTGTTGGCAGCTTTGGTTGCTCAATGGTCATCACTCACCTCCGGGTTCAGCGCTTCCTCTATCTGATCGATAGCGCTATCTATCTCACCGTCTTGGAGCAGCTTTAGGGAAAGCTTCATGGCCGATTCTGCTTCGCGCAGGCGTTCGCAGAGGGCGAGGATGACGGCGGGGTTGGCTGCTGCGATGTAAGCCATGTTTGAATCGACTTGTTTTTGCTGCTTGCCGCCGCTTCGAGCTGGTCTCTCAGCAATAACGACTGCGCCATCCGCATCTAAATCAGTAGCAACGAAGCCGTGATATAGCTCCCAAGGCTCCGGCGTTGCATTCTTCGCTAGCTCAATCAATCCATCGATATCAATGTTCATGCGTAACGCTCCAAGCCAGATAGGCTATGACTGTGATAGTGAGGGTTAGGGGAGGGAGTAGAGCGGATAGGAGGATCATTCTGTCCTCCTAACTGTAATGCCGGCGTTCTCGATAGCTTCTGCGCATCCATCAGTCGCAACTCGCGCTACTTCTGCGGAATACCCGTAGGTTTCAAAGCAGTACGGCAACTCCACCACAAGTCCGGCGCGGGAGGACTGCCAGCCAATCCACAAGCCCTGCATGTATACGTCTAGATATTCTTCGCCTTCTTTAGCCAGGTATTCGTTACCGAGGAAGCCGAAGTGCGGGTGCTCCATCTCCAACATTGCCGCTTCAAACTCTTCACGGTCGCTCATCTCTGCCTCTCCCATACGCTGGAGTTATTGAAGTCCTTCCAAAGCACTTGCCTACATCGCATTGCTGCTATGTTCTCCAGCTCTACGCCTGCGTCTGAGGTGAGTACGATTCGATACCGAACACCGGTAGGGACATGCAGCCACACACACGCCTCAACGGCCTGCGCTGATTCTCGTAACGTTGTCATGGGGGTGTACCTATGCGGTTAGCAGGTAACGCTGAGGTATTCCGTTCTGCTCGAATGCCTTGACCTTCTTGCGCAACTTGTCGGCATCAAGGTCCATAACGTAGGCAATTAGCTTCCAGGTGAAGCCTTCGGCGTGCATCTCGTACGCCTTCACGAGTTGATCTATGGTCATGTTCGCCTCCAACTACTGGGCGCTGAATTCCGGTGTTCCAGGCAGCTTGAAATGGGTTCGGATGTTGTAACGGTCTGCTGAGGGTAGGCAGTAACCCAACTCCGTTACCTGCTTACCGCTGGCTAGATACGCTTCAAGGGCTTGAGCAAGCTGCTCACGAGAGGGCTGACGCTGGGTAATTGCGCGGGTGTCTACAAGCATGATGAGCACCAACAAAAAGGACGCCGTAGCGCCCTTTAAACAGTGATTGATCAGAAGGGGATATCGTCATCGAAGTCGCTGTAGTCAGGGGCCGGTTGTGACTGCCGAGGCGCTGCCTGACGTTGCTGAGGTCTCTGCTGCCGTGACTGGCTATCACCCTCTGGCTTGCCGCCTAACAGCTGCATAGTCCCACCCATGCCTACGACTACCTCAGTTGTGTACTGATCCTGACCTTGCTGGTTCTGCCACTTGCGCGTTCGAAGCTGTCCTTCAACGTATATTTGCGAGCCTTTGCGGACGTATTCGCCGACGATCTCAGCAAGCTTCCCGCTGAACACTACGCGGTGCCACTCAGTTCGCTCCTGCATCTGGCCTGTCTGCTTGTCCTTCCAGCTTTCACTGGTTGCCAAGGTCACATTGGCAAAGGCGTTACCGCTGGGTGCATAGCGCACCTCTGGATCACCACCACAATTCCCGACCAAAATCACTTTGTTTACGCCACGAGATGCCATGTCTGTTCCTTATGCTGCATTCTGCTGAGATAGGTGGTCTTGATACTTCTTGGCCGCGCCCTCTAGGGCGGCAATCAATGAATCAAAGCCATCTGCCATAATCTTTGTTGCGTCTGGGTAGTCCTTCTCGAACTTGGCCTGCACCTTGGGGCTGCAACTGTTCAGGACTGCCTCAAGCTTGTTCAACTGTTGCTTGTTGATCGGATGGCCTGATGTGCGGTTGTCCTGACTGTCGGCATCCTTGTTGTCATCGATCAGCAAGAGACCGTTCAGCGCGTACTTGCGCGCATAACTGGATGCGCTGCCGGTGATCTGGCTCTCATCCATCCCTTTCTTAGTAAGGGCCTCCCGGGCGAAGGCAGTAGTGCTGATGCTGTGCTCGCCATCGGTCACAGTGGCCGTAGCCTTCACGTATACGCGATCCGCTACGATGGTGATGTCATCGCTAACGGTGATGATCATGTCGCCTAGCAGTGGCTTCACGGCTTGCAGGATGTCTTCACAGCTACGGTACTTGTAGCCGCCGAACTTGTTTTCCTGGCCCTTGGGCGCGTTGAGTTCACGCTGAACCTTTGCCAGCTTCTCGGTTAGAGCTTTCATGATTTCTCCAGGCAGCCGAATCATGCATGGCTGCATAAAGGGGAAGAGGGAGAGGGGTTAAGCGGCGGTTTCAGTCGCCAGAGAGGAAAGTGAATGCTGTCGCTGCCACTCGTGGAACCTGTCCATTGCCAAGGGCTTTAAGTCTGTCCACCCGGTGGGCCATCCCATTAGCCACTCGACCCACGTCGGGTTCAGAGGGCCACCGACAACCTGGGGGAGGCATTCGCCCTGCTTTCCGCCCGTTCTTTCCAGTCTGCTTCGACCTGGTGAGCGATAGTCCCTGGCTACTGGAGTGGGCCACAATCCAGATACGGTCACGCTGATGGGGCGCCTGGCAGTCGGATGCTGATAAACAAGACCATTCCGCGTCATACCCCAGCTCGGCAAGATCACCGAGGACCATGGCAAGGCCTCTTCCCACAAGCATTGGTGAGTTTTCCACGAAGACCCAACCAGGTCGTACCTCGCCGATGATTCGAGCCATTTCACGCCAGAGGCCTGAGCGGGCACCGTCGATGCCCTTGCCATTCCCGGCAATTGATATGTCCTGACACGGGAATCCGCCCGAAACCACGTCAACAAGGCCTCGCCACGGTCTTCCGTCAAAACTGCACACGTCAGACCAAATCGGGAAAGCTGGGAGGGCTCGATCGTTTTGCCGTTGCGCAAGAACTTGTGCTGCGTAGGCATCACACTCAACGGCGCAGACGGTGCGCCATCCCATGAGGTGGCCGCCGAGAATTCCTCCACCAGCGCCCGCGAATAAAGCCAGCTCATTCATTGATACCTCAGGCTGTGATCTGACCAGCTATGCCAATCGTTATGATGATGAGGGTGTAGAAGAGAAGGCCGTCGATCATGCCGCTACCTCCAAACCATTCAACCGAACCCAATACTGATCAAACACCCGCTCGCTGATGTCGCCATGACGGAACGCAAACACCAGAAGGCTTGCTGCTAGCTGCCTTCCTACGCTGGTGGTCGATACAACCCAGACATCAAGGATCTTGCAGGCTGATTGCTCACGCTTGGCTAGATAAGCCTGAGCCTCCATCAGGGTACGATCAGCGCTTTCAAACGTCTTTTTGCAATCTGCAAGTGCTTTCATGAGGTCCATCAGCTTGCTCTCCGTGTCAGCATGAGGTTCAACTGGTAGGTGGCAACGTTTGCCATGTACCAGCCGCGGGATTTGGGTTGGGGGTGGTCGTGCTTTTCTTCAGCCGCAATCTTTCGTCGTATGGCTTCGCGCTCGGCCCGTCTACGCTCTGCCGTGCCGTCCATCTCGTCGGCCTCGGCAGACAAGTCAGCTGCTTTCTTGCTGTAGAACTCAGCGAAGTGTCCGCCTAGCCTTGCTTGGTGCCGGTACTCCATTGCCTCAGCTCGAAGCTCTCTAACGCGCTCAGTTACGTCCATCGCTCTGTCCTTGCCGGGCCTTACGCTCCAGCTCTTCAGCTCGCTCAATCAGCATCGTGGCTACGAATAACGGGCACGACGCGGCCTGACGCCTAAGCTCAGAAGCTCGGGCGCTTAGTTGTTGGGTAGTCATGGGAATCTCGGGAAAGGTTGTACTGGGGTTTGATCGCCGGGAATCGAACCCGAAGACTTACGCATCAAGCTACTCGTCGACATTTCACTTGATGCTGCACACCACTCGGGATGCCGGACTTCAACCATCCTTCCGGTCCACGATCAAACCCCACTACAACCTGAAGCCATACCCCTCCGTAGAGGGGCAGGGAGACTGCTTACCGCTTAAGCGGGGCAGGTGATACCTAAGGATTTTATTGCGAACAGTAAAAAACCCGCTCAGTAGCAGGTTTTCTTGGGGCGTAAAAAAGCCCGCACTAGGCGGGCTCTTTCTTACAAATAAGGATTAGCCGCGGCAGCGTACTGCCTCTAAAACGTCGTTTTGTCGTTTTGTGGCTTGAGCAAGAACCGTGTTGTAGACCTTTTTCTTCTCATCAGACCTAGCATTGCGGATGAAATCAGCAAACGCGCTTTTTGTCTCTTTGCGAGATGACTGAAGGAAACCGATCATTTAATTGCTCCGTTAGTTAATCCCAATGCTTCTGCCAATGAGGCTCGCGTGTAGCGTTCTGGGATGTGATAGTCAATCTTATCGACACCTGCTTTGTATAACCGGTTCGAATTGTCGATATGCTTCAACAGTAGATCAACATGGACTTCTTTGCCGAACTTTAACTTAAGAGCATTCACTACGTCACGCGCGGCGAAATATTGCTCGACGAAATGCTCAGGAAGAATTCGTCTTCCCTCCTGTGATTCTCTTGCCTGAACGAACTGCCAAGCAAGCATAGGATTTTGATAAACGTAGAGAATTTGGACGAATCGACCTCGGCCTAATGAGCGTTCTACGTTTGAAACTGCCTTGTCTAAATTCGACAATGTGCCATCTAACAAAAATGACTGGCGGTACTCAAGCGCCATGTCAAGTACTTTCTCAACAAGTATTGAAGCTGGATATTGGAATAACCAAGCATTCGTACCATCGTAACCTTCAAATCGCTCTCGAAGCTCATCTGCATCTATGCGCAGGATCGGAGTATCGCTAAACAAGCTTATAAGCTCGATTGACGCTTCTGTCTTCCCTGCACCGGGAGAGCCTGCCATAAAAACGGAAACAGGATCACTTTCAGCAGGAAAGCGCTTCCTATCGGTTAGCTCTCGCGCAATTGGCTTCTTGTTAGCCTTAGCAAAGCGTATTGCGGCTTCCTGAAGCTCTTTTTCTTGAGGAGTCATGTATGTCCGCCTGGTTATATATGCCGTTTACTTACTAGCTTAACTGTATTCCAAAGCGCCCTCAGTAGAAGGCGCTTCAGAATAATCGACTAAAGAACTCAGAGCTTTAGCTCTGTACTTACTCCAGTCGGTCCCACTGAACGAATCATTGTGGGGCTGGGGGATCATTTCGCTGTCCCGGCTATCCGGCGTTCGGATCGTTGCCGCCGTGTTGGCTGGGTACTTTTGAGCCCCTGCAAACACAAGCGAACTTGCATTTATAAAAGCATGCTTGTGGATCATATGCAAGTATCCTTGTGAAATTTTTCTGCAGGCACAAAAAAGCCCGCCAACATGGCGGGCTTTGAAATACAGGCGCCCTTGTAAATTACACTTGTAGGGTCTATATTTTACTTGCGGGATTGATCCGATGAAGGTCGGGGTAGGTTCCGCATTTTTTTTGCCTAAATTTATCGAATGACGCCAAAAGGATCTTTCTTGTTTGCATGCTTAAAGCAGATTCCCTCTAGCAGCTGGAAATGATCGCTTAGAGTTGGCCGTCGGGGATTGGGCATCTCCTTGCGCAAAAGAGCATATGCGCAAAAATCCACTACCTGAATCATAAATGAGGTCTCAGAGTTTCTGAATACAGGGTCCTCAATTATTCTTTTAATGGGTATGTTCCTAGTAGCATCATCGTCATCCCATACGCCGAACTTGCTAGGGATAGGGTTATATGCACCCATTTTCCGCACTAGCTTCGTATACTCGGCTTCTTTGCCTTCATCGCTAATGATGATTGCATAGTCATCCCTCGCCTCCATCGTTCGATTGATGCGATTGAGGATTCGCTCGTAAGCCCATTCTTGGTTACGGTTTACCACATTGAAGAGGAGCAATTTTTCTGGCCCTAAATTAGCCAGGGTCTTCAATGTGTATGCAAATATCTTTTCGCGGCGAGCGACATCTAGGAAATTCTTTGAAGGCCTGCCGCGACCGGATACAAATTTAGTCGCATGCAGCTCTTTATTCATGTAAATGCCGGCGCGCTTGCTGAGCTCCTTGCGGTAATTTCTTATCGCCTCAAACACCTCACGCCAGTTTTTTTCGTGAACGCCTAAGGCGGTAAAAATATGACTACCGTTTTCGCCTGAGTCATCCATGTAAAACAAATACATTTACTACTCCTACATGCTACTGCAGCTTCCGAATGTTCAGCCCGATCAAAACTCGAGCATGAATTCGTAGATCGGCAAGTCTAGCCTTGCGCTTCTCATATATCGGGTTGTCAGAAATGACGAAAACCATTCCGGGTCCGTCAAACTGAAGCCGCTTGATATGCAGCATCTCGCCTTCGCTGAAGACATAGATACCATCACGATCCATTGCCTCTACACCGCGATCTACTAGCAATGGGTCGCCACTACTAAACGTGCCTTCCATGCTGTCGCCGAAGCCTGTAACTACGGCAAGGTTAGGAGCGCCCGTATGGGTTAGGCGCTGTTCGCGCAACCATTCACGATCAACAACGAGCTGCTGGATAACATCCAGGTGGTCAGGAGCTATGACTCCTGGCCCCATAGAGGCCGCAACATCAAAATAGGGCACCACAACGTGGCTGCCATTTGCTACACCAAGCTCCTCTTTGGGGTATGCAATCGCTTTATCAGGTTTTTCCTGGCGGCGAGGCGGCGCCCCTTTCCCGACTAACAGCCAATCAATGGTCGTGTCATACGCGTAAGCAATAGATATCAGGTGCTCATTCTTGATATTCCCAGTATCACCAGCGAACCACTGCCGTACAGCCTCATAGCTGATCCCGCATGAAGTCGCGATGTCGCGCTTAATTCCACGAACTGCCACATCGGGCTTCCGTGCCTGTACTAACTGATTCAGACGATCTGTGATGTTCATGGTGGCAATTTACAAGTTGCCTTGCCAAGCATGCTTGCTTTATAAACACAAGCATGCTTGAATTAAGCTGAAATTAATGGAGGTCTCTATGACCAAGACACAAGCAATAAACCACTTTGGTGGCATCTCACGCTTGGCCAAAGCCTTGGGCATTACCTATGAGGCTGTCCGCCAGTGGCCAGAACAGATTCCAGAACTACGTCAGTTCCAAATCGAGCGCTTAACGGAAGGCGCTTTGATGATTGATGTATCCCCGAAAGACAGTAACCAAGCCGCCTAAGAGGCACCAGGAGCAGTAAAGCATGTACGCAGATTCAAGACACAAGCACACGAACGAGACGAAAGTCCGTTTGGATGACGAATACGAGGATGCGCTGATTGCCATCGCAAAGATTCAGAAAACACAAAAGGCAGTTCTGGCTCGTGAAGCCCTCAAGAGCTGGATCGATTCAATGCGTGACCAGTTTAAAACGAACAACGACGTGGCCTGAAGGCCCGGGTGAGGGCTAATGGCTAGAAACGACGGATACGAACTCGCGTCGTTGCTAGACGAAGAAGATTTGAAATTTCTTGAAGAACTAGCAAAGGCGAACGGGCTGGACGTGTGCCAGCAAGCCAAAGAAGGAATACAGCAACACATAAGGAGGGTAACGAGACCCAAGAGGATGCCTGGAAAGATCCAGGCCTTCCGGGCAAGGGACTGATCAGGGACTGCCCAGCCCCTAACAAGTCTAGAAACAGGCAATAAAAAGCCGGGATTGCGGCCCGGCTTCTTCAACAACATCTAACGTGGTCGGAGTATATCCATGAATTTCGGATTTATCTACTGCTTAAGCAACGTGACTATGCCGGGCATTTACAAGATCGGCATGACCGATCGCGCCCCAAGCCAGCGTTGCTATGAGCTTTCGGGTTCAACCAGCGCCCCTTTGTCTTTCGATCTTCTCTGCTACGGAGAGGTGTGTGACGCAAGAAGTGTTGAGGCAGAGATCCACAGCCATTTTTCCCCTGTCCGGGTTAATGAAAGCCGAGAGTTCTTTCAGCACCCATATACAGAAATAAGGGATGTACTTAAGGAACACTGCAATTCTTTTGCAGAAACGCAAGAGGGAATCATGGAGGCTCACAAAGAAGAGCTGTACCTGGATTTCCTACGCGCTTCAACGCAAGAAGCACGTGTGAAAACTTTGTTATCGGCTGTCCAGTTCTATGGCGTAAAGATCTGGCGCGAAGGTGATTCCCTCAAGTCGCGTGGATTCTTTGGCCGCCATGACTGGATATTCGTAGCGATAAATTCTTTGCAGGAAGAGCTGCTCAAGACTCTGCCGGTGGCAACTCCCTTGTCGAAGGTATCGCTTCTATTGGCTGGCTCTCATTCAGAGGAGCTTGCTCTGTGAGCACGATAATCATGTCTCAGTGCTGGAAGCTTTCGATGTCTCCTACGCAGAAGACCGTGCTTATCAGCCTTGCCGATAATGCTAATGATGAAGGTGTTTGCTGGCCTTCAATCGCTCGAATCTGTGAGCGTACCTGCCTATCTGAGCGTGCCGTACAGAAAGCCATTCAGTATCTGGTTGAGAGTGGAGTTCTTGCCTGCCACCCGCGCAAAGGCACTTCTACTGTTTTTACAGTAACCCCCGCATCTTATGCACCCCCGCACGAGATGCACCCCGTCCCATTTGCGGGGGAGGGGCGTACCACGTGCACCCCACCCCCGCACGGTATGCACCCCACCCCCGCACCACGTGCACCCAGAACCGTAATTGAACCACCAATGAACCATCAGGGAACCGCTATTAAGGAGAAGAGGCAGAAAGCTACCCGTCTCCCTAATGACTGGATTCTTCCTAGCGAATACCTCGACTGGACATTGAATACCTATGCAGCCGCCACCGAAGCGGACGTATTCGGTACGGCTGACCGCTTCAAGGATTACTGGATAGCACGAGCAGGGGCTACGGCATTGAAGCTGGACTGGTTCGCCACATGGCGTAACTGGATCCGCAATGACTACGAAAGACGTCCACAGAAGAAAACAAGCGGCCCCGATTTTGACGACACGTCATGGGCTGATGACCTAGGAGCACTGTGATGCAAAACGCCAAAGACCTAGTTCCAGCCGCGACAGCCAAGATCGTCCGTGCTGAGAACCGCTTTGTTAACGAACCAGCCTCCATTGACCAGGGAAGCGCGCGAGTAGTGAACATGCTTTTCAAGGAACTGCAATCCATCTTCCCGGCCTGGAAGCAAGCATGGCCCACTGATGAGGCCCTGAATCAGGCCAAGAAAACTTGGACTAAGGGTTTCCGTGATGCCGGGATCAACACTATTGAGCAGATCAAGTTTGGTATCCAGGCGTGCCGGAACCTAGGTCAGGACTTCGCCCCCAGCGTTGGCCGCTTCATCAAGATGTGTGAGCCCACCGCTGAGATGCTTGGCCTGCCATCTGCTGACAAGGCCTATGCCGAAGCCTGCCGCAATGCCCATCCCTCTGCTGACCGCCACTGGACCCACGCCGCCGTGATGCACGCAGCCAATGAAACCGGCTTCTACAACCTGAACACGCTCAAGGAAGACGAGAGCAAGAAGCTGTTCAACCGGAACTACGACATCGCCTGCCGGATGGTTGCCAAGGGTGAGCCGCTGAAGGAGATCCCGAAGGCTCTGCCGTCCGAGGTGAGCGTACCGGCCAAGCCTGAGACCGTTAACCGTGAGCTGGCAAAGATGCGCGCCATGCTGAAAGGAGGCCGGACATGAAGCCAGGAAGCAAAGCAGTGGTTACTAGCCCCATTCCCGAATGCCTGGAAATGGGTGCGGTAGTCAAGTTGCTGACGAAGGTTGACCAAGGTGATGAGTTCCTTTGGGAAGGTCATCGTTACCAAGCCGGTACCGACTTCTGGTGGGTAAGCGAGGAGGGTAGTGAGCCAATCCTCATCCGCGCTCGTGACTTGGAGGCTGCGCCATGAACTGGACCCCAGCAGGTAAATACGTCCTTAAGGGCGAGCACGGCTATCAAGTGGCTAAGTACATGGTGATCGACGAGCCGCACTACCAAGCATGGCTAGGCATGGAAGCCATTGGCTACCCCTGCGACAGCGTGAAGGAAGCCAAGGAGCGCTGTGAGCGTCATTTGCAGATCATGGGGAGGGAAGCGGCATGACTTGCAAACTCTGTAAATCAGCCAAGACCTCAAGCTTCGGTATCCAGACCCCGCATGTGTACTGCCATGCCTGTGGCGGGCATGAGTACGAAGGCCAGTTGATCGACCGAAAGACATGGGACGCCTGGGTAAATGGCCTGATTGAGCGCCCTGAGCGCATCCAGCAGTTAGAGATGTTCAAGGGGGCGGCATGAGTATGCGCGAAGAGTTTGAGAAGTACTGCCGTGAAGATATGGGCTGGTCAGACGATGACCTGAAGTCCGGCCTGTATCGGGATACCTACTTCTGGCAGAAAACTGCTGACGCGTGGGAATTCTGGCAAGCCTCCCGCGCTGCGCTGGTGGTGGAGCTTCCTGTTCCAACTATGAGCCAGTACGCCAATAGGCATTCATACAACTGCGCTGTTGAGGCGCTTGGTTGGGCCAAGGATGCCATCGAAGCAGTGGGCGTGGAGGTAAAGCGATGAGACAGGTAAGTCTTATGCAAGGCAACTGCCTGGATCTGCTTGATTCGGTACCGGACAGCTCCATAGACATGATCATGTGCGACCTTCCATACGGCACAACCGAATGCGATTGGGATTCTGTTCTTGATCTTGAGCAGCTATGGAAGCAGTACCTACGCGTAACAAAGTCAGAATCCGCAATCGTGCTGATGTCCGCTCAGCCTTTCTCATCAGTACTCGTAGCAAGCAACCTGCGGATGTTCCGCTATGAGTGGATATGGGAAAAGGGCAACGCAACGGGGTTTCTGAATGCCAAGAAGCAGCCGCTACGGGCTCATGAAAGCGCTCAGGTCTTCTATCGGAAGCAGCCGACCTACAACCCGCAAATGACCCACGGTCACGAGCGGCGCACCGCCAAGCGCAAGACCGTCGCTTCAGAATGCTATGGAAAGGCTTTGTCTTTGACCGAGTACGACTCAACTAGTCGCTATCCGCGTTCGGTTCAGTTCTTCTCGAGCGACAAGCAGAAAGCCAATTATCACCCGACCCAAAAGCCAGTCGGCCTCATGGAGTACTTCATTCGCACCTATACGGTACCGGGAATGACAGTACTCGATAACACAATGGGCAGCGGCACCACCGGTGTGGCTGCAGTTCGTTGTGGTTGTGACTTCGTAGGTATGGAGTTGGACCCGATCCACTTTGAGACTGCGGAAGATCGGATCAATGCCGAGTTAATCCGGCTCAGTACTCCGGTACCGCAAATCGACATGTTCGCGGGGTGCCCAGCATGAGGACCTACACCCTCACTACTGACCAGCTCAGAGAGTTTGGAGAGCGCGTTCATGCAGCAGGCTTTAAACGTCGACTCACTGTGATTGAGAACGGCGGCAACCCTGATGATCTGTTGAACACAGAGCCATATCTGCACATCCGCTGCCAGGACGTAGAGGATCAGCTGTGCTGGCTATGGAGGATGCAATGAGCAAGCCTCAAACAGCTTTCAAGTTGCCTAGCGAGGATCTAGTTGCATTACGTGACGAGATAGCTATGCGGACCCTTCAGACGCTGCTCATGAAAGGCACCTGGGGGCATAAAGGCGAAGACGGCCAGCACGTCCCTTACAAGAATATGCGTGAGTTCAGCGATGCTGCTTATAGCTTTGCTGACGAGATGCTTGCTGCCAGGGAGCGTAAATGATGAGCAACGTAATACACAAGCCTCGGCACTTCTGGGCAGCCGGACGCCAACGTATTCGTGACGTAGCCAAGCTGGCCTATCTGTTTGCCTTCGAACTGGCAGCCGATCAGGCCGTAGAGATCATCGTCCGCCCGGTTAAGAGCCGCCGCACGCTGATTCAGAACGCCAAGCTCTGGTCGATGCTGGCCGATATCGCTCGCCAAGTGCAGTGGCCTGTCAATGGCGTCATGCAGCATCTCGATGCCGAGGACTGGAAGGCCTTAATGACTGCCGCCGTTCGCCAGGAGATCCGCATGGCTGCTGGCATCAATGGTGGTGTCGTCATGCTGGGTTCAAGCACCCGGCGTATGAGCGTGGCTGAGATGGGCGACCTCATCGAATTTATGTACTCCTTCGGCGCTGAGCGTGGCGTTCTCTGGAAGGAGCCCAAGGAAGAAGCGCCTGAGCAGTGGGAGACCGCAGCATGAAATGGCATTTCATCGATAAGCCAGAGCAAACCATTCAGTACTACGTCCTTCATGCAATGGAAGAGGGCTGCTGCCAGGGATGCCATGTGCGAGCGAATCTGAGACGAAAGGGAAAGGAATTCAGCATCGAGCAGATCCGAGCAGCCATGCAGCGGATGCAAAAGGCGGGAATCATCAAGCGCGAAAGAGGCCTTTGGCTGCTGACGGAGCAGGCAGCATGAAAGGACTCATCATCAACAACGGAAACCCCAGTGCTGTGACTGTTGATCATGACGGGGTAACGGTCACGTTCTCCACCTTCGTTGAGGCGTGCAAGTACGCCGACACGATCAGGGAGAAGCGCTTCCCGGTCTGGCCTAACGATCAAATGGCACTGCCGCACCTGGACGACTTCGACGAAGAGCGCATGGATCGCATAGGACAGAACGGGCCTGATGGACTGGCATACCAGGGCGTAGGCGCTGACTGGCTGCGTGAATACAACCTGCTGGAGGCTGGGCAATGAAGCGATGGGGTTTTGTTGCTCCTGCCTATTGGCTGCTAGAGCAGGTTAGGACGAAGGAAACTCTTCGTAAGCGAGTGAGGCAGCGGTTCCTATACCGCAAATCGCCTTATTGCAGCATGAAGTATGAAATTCAGGCGATGAAGAGTGCGCCAGCACCAATCAGGCGGAAATGGAGGTTTTACAAGCCAAGGAGGGTGAAGAATTGATCCAGGCCAAAGCATCAGGCATCCAGGCGTCACCCCGGAAGCTGAAGAAGAAAAAGTGCAAGAACCCAACCTGCCGCGCTGAGTTCATTCCAGCGCGCCCCCTGCAAGCCGCCTGTAGTGTTCCATGCGCGTTGCAAATGGCAGCCGCTAGGTCGGCCAAGGTTGAGCGAGAAAACGTCAGGAAAGAGCAGGCAGAGGCCAAGGAAGCGAGGAAGAAGCTCAAGTCTCGCTCGGAGTACATGAAAGAGACCCAGCAGGTTTTCAATGAGTGGATTCGGATGCGTGATGCCGACCAGCCATGCATCAGCTGCGGCCGCTTCCATGAGGGGCAATGGCACGCGGGTCATTATCGGACGGTAGCTAGCAGCCCGGAACTGCGCTTCGAGCCGATCAACTGTTGGAAGCAGTGCGCTCCATGCAACAACCACAAATCAGGCGACATCGTGAACTACCGCATCAACCTGGTACGCCGGATCGGTGCCGACAAGGTTGATTGGCTGGAAGGGCCACACGAACCCAAGCGTTACACCATCGACGATCTGCAGGCCATCAAGGCCCATTACCGAGCATTGACACGAGAATTGAAGAGGGCCGCCGTATGAACCTGAATTCATTGAAGTCCGCACGTATTGCTTGGCATGACTGCTTTTACCAATCCCGCGTTAGCGTCTTGGCCGTCGCAGAAGAAACAGCGGCGCTAGGCTGCTCAATTCAACGCACAGAGCGAGATAGCCGCACATACGTGGCGATGCACCAAGCGGTGTGTGGGCGCATCCAGAAAGCCATACAGACGCTTCCGCTGCATCTTCGTACCTTCGGTGACTGGATGTACTCGCCATTGGCTACAGACGATCAGAAGGACTTTGCAGAGGCGCTGATCTACCAGATGGCTCATATCAAGTTCGAGATGACCATGAAGAAGAAGGAGAAGGCTAGGGCAGTCGCTCGAGCCGTCCTGTTCCGGTACCGTCGGATGCACCAGGGCGGGCAGAGTGAAGGCATTGATCCTCTGGCTAAGCCTGAACATTTCCGTAAGTGGGTAGAGCTGGAATGTGGCGTAAAGCTGAGTGAGTTCAACTTTGCCCGCGAGTGGGACGAGTACATCGATGCATGCTTTAACGTGTGCAATGATCTGGACAAGGAAGCCTTGAAACCAGTCGCTCAACTCATCGGATCAATGCGACAAGCGGCATAGTAAATATTGACGTTATAACATTTGCATTTTGATTTAGATTTGCTATGCTTTTCTCATAATTTAAGACCTCACCCCAAAGAAACCCGTCCTCAGTGGCGGGTTTTTTATTGCCTGAAATAAGGCCCTAATTAGTCCCGCATGCGTGCTCCCGTACGGACAAAAGCCCCATGACGGACCAATAGACAGGTATGGATTGGCTGATGCCGGTCGCCTGTCACCCTTTAAGCCAAGCGCCTTGGCACCCGCTGCACCCCTCACAGCGGGTTTTTATAACCGGCGTCTCGTAAGGGCCATAGCCTCAGCAACGCCAAAGAGGTGAAGCAATGGACCCAAACGATCTAGCAGGCGGTAACCCTGCCGGATGGCTCACAGCTGGAGGAATAGGGCTTGCCTGGGGCCTTAACTGGCTACGCAAGTACATGTCCAGCACTGGAGCATCGGTAGCGAATGATCGAGCAGAGAAGGACATGCTCGAACGCACTCTGGCCCAAAACGAAAAGCTCAACTCGCAGCTTGAGGCCGTAACCAAAGAGCGCAATGACATGTACAGAACGGTGGGTGAACTCACCGGGACCTTGAAGGCTATGAAGTCGCAACTGGATTTGCAGGAAAGCCACATCAGTCAACTAACGTCAGAGGTCGCGCAGTTGCGCCAAGCCTTGCAGCGGAGTGGCCATGAACGGCGAAACGGTGGTGACCAGAGCCAAGCACTGGTGGAAGCGAGTTGAGATATGGGTGGCCGCTGCGCTTCTTGTCCTTAGCGGAATGATCATCGGCTATCACCTTGCGATGTTTAGTGCGGGGCAGGCGATGACGGCAGAGCTTGCCAATATCCGGAAAGCCTACAACGACGCGCTGGTAAATCTGGCGCAGACGACAGGGCAGGCTGCTACAACCGCAGCCTCAGCCGCACAGACATCAAGCCAAGCTGCCAATCAGGCGGCCCAGCGAGCTAATCAAGCGCTGCAACAGGTGCAGCAGAGCAACACAGAACCCAAGCAGTAGGAAAGATTATGGCTATCGACATGGCAAGGCTTCAGCGTCGTCTTGCTGCCAAGGAAGACAAGCGCAACAAGCCGTATCTGGACACCGAAGGGAAGCTGACAATAGGCATTGGTCGCAACCTGGACGACAAGGGCCTCAGAGACTCTGAGATTGCCTTTCTCCTGGCTAACGATATCGATGATGCAATCAAGGATGCCTTGGCCGTCGTGCCTCGCTACCAATCGCTGGATGGCGTGCGGCAGGAAGTCATGATCGAGATGGCTTTCAACCTGGGCCGATCCCGCTTAGCTGGCTTCAAGAAAATGCTGGCAGCGATTGGTAATCAGCAGTTCGACCTGGCCGCTACCGAGATGCTTGATAGCAAGTGGGCTACTCAAGTAAAAGGCCGCGCCAAAGAACTCGCTCAGGCAATGCGTACCGGCACCTGGGGCTGACATGAACCTACTCATACCTCGCATATGGGCATACCTCGCGGTACTGGCCCTGGGTGTTGCGATATGGGCGCATGGCTGGGTATCTGGAGCTGCCCATAACCAAGAAAAGGAACTGAAACAGACCGTCAAGGATGTTCAGGTACTCGTCAAGGTAAGAGATAGGGTAGTGACTCAGTATGTGGATAGAGAAAGGATCGTTTACAAGCAGGCCGACACCATCATCAAGCAGGTGCCGGTCTATATCACCCCTGAAGCTGATGATCAGTGCCCTGTGCCTGATGGCTTTGTCCGCGTGCACGACGCAGCGGCCCGAGGAATCAGTTTGGATGCTGCCTCCGGCACTCCTAATGCAACAGCCCCGCGAGCTTCAACCGCTACCAGCAGGCCCTAAAGTCAAGCTGAGCACCATAGCGACAACAGTTACCCAGAATTACGCCACCTGTAGGGCTAATGCTGAACAGCTCAGCAGCCTGCAAGAGTGGATCAATGAGCAAAACACCATCATCAATGGCCAGTGACCGAGAACGTTGTCCGGCGCGGCAACCCTAGGAGACGAGTCACATGGCCGAAATGCCCAAAATAGTCGTTCTTACGGACGACGAACTCACTGCGCTCATCGATAGCAGTGTCACGAAGGCTATAGCGCCGTTGTCGGATGCAATCGCCAAGATCAATGCAGGTACGCCAGCCACAACCCCTGGCCAACAAACAGGGGGTGAAACAGGTGGAAATAGCACTCAAAGCCCCGTAGATACTGGGTCCGCCCCTGGCCAAACTTCTGGCCAAGAGACCACAACGTTAAGCCTTGTGCCTAATGAGCAGGTGACTACAGGTGATTGGAACTTAGGCGTATGGGTAGCAGATGACGCTGCACGTATCTCTGTCGCCAGTAACCCTGCCTTGGCTAAAGGGCAGACAGCAGCATTGCCTGACGGCACTACCCGCAAGGTCATCAACGTCGAAGTATTTAACGATAAGACAAGCGTAACCTTTGATGGTAACAAGCTGGATCCAAGCAAGGTGGCTGGTAAGGCGGTGGTATTCACTGTCCCAAAGTCTGAGGAGTCACCCGCCCCGGTGACTCCAAACGTACCGGCTAATGACCCGGCTCTTGTTGCCGGAGTGAATCCGAACCTGACGCCGAAAGGTCTCTTCTGCGTCAACATCGGTCAGGCCGGTGGTGGTGAGACTGTCCTACCCGGAAAGGCAGGTACTAATTACTTCTGGGCTAGTGCAGCACAGATCACGCGTTGGGCAGGATACGGCGCCAAGAAAGCCCGTGTCGGTATTGCCTGGGAGCGTATCCAGCGCAAGCTATTTGGGCCACTGGATCCCGGCTACAGCAAAGAGTTACTGGATAACATCAAGCTCCACGGCAAAGTGGGGCTAAAGGTCTTGGTGGATGTTCACAACTATGTGGGCTATTCCACCACCAACACTGCGGCTAATCGGCAGAAGATCGGAACGGCAGCAGTACCGCATGGTGCGCTGGCTGACGTAGACGCCAAGATCGTCGCATTGATCAAGTCAGATCCAGAGGCTTATGCAGCGTTCTACGGTATCGACCTGTGTAACGAGCCCGTAGGTATTCCTTCTGTAGACGTGTGGGTCAAAGAGGCCCAGCTGTGTATCGATGAGATCCGCAAGATTGATATGCAGTGCGCCATTGCTGTCGAGTCCTTTGATTGGGCGACCACGGCAAGCTTTAAGGCTAAGGGCAACGAAAAGCTATTCACCCTGAAGGACCCAGCGAACCGCATCGAAATCCATACCCATCTATACATGGATGAGAATGCTGGTGGTGGCTACGGGCACGACAACATCGACCCTCAAGTCGGCGTTAATCGGATGAAGGAGTGCATAGCCCTCTGTAAGAAAGCAGGCTTCAAGCATTGCCTTGGTGAAGTGGGTGCTCCTGGCTTTATGCCTAATGCGCTGGCAGCACTGAAGAACGCTCTGATCTATGCACGAGACAACGGCTCAGACTGCTATGCATGGTGGGCCACCGAGACGGCCAAGGAAAACATCATGAGCCTTGAGGCTGATCGTAATAAGCCCGCTCTGGATGCATTCCGTGAAGTCTTCAAATAGGTGAAGGCCATGACACAGTGGAAGGTCACATTCGTAAACGACAAGGACACTATCCAGAAGGCGGAAGAAAAGCTTATCGAAGCTGAGGTAATGGAGCTGAGAGGCAAGACCGCCACTTACTACGACCGAGACGACGTTGAGATCGACACTGACTACAACGTTGTACACGTCGAGAGGGTGATTGAATGACCGTGATGACCAATCAGGTAGGAGCGGATCTTCTCAAAGCCCTCGGGATGGAAGGCATGCCCGTTACAGGGGTGACAGTCCACTTCCAGGCCGAGCAGGCTGTAGAGGTGCAGGTGAAGTTCTTACCTGATAAGTCACAGGCTGAAGGCGTGATTGCGATCCTCAAGCGTTACCAGCTTCAGGAGAAGGTGGAGTAATGGCCTGTCCCGCATGTGAGGCCCGTAAGGCATGGATCAAGAAGTGGAGTCGTATCGCATATGAGCGCGCCAGAGGAATCGTTACTAGCCCAGATACTGGACGAGCAACGCAAGACCAACCAGCTCCTACTGATGCTGATCGACGCAATGGGTGAGGAAGAAGACCCAGACACGGAGCCAGCAACGTACATGGATGGCACACCCGTAAGGTAATCCCATGGCAAAGCTGCCAACCCTCAAGCCACGTGTCCAGTCATTGCATACCACCAAGGTCGTCACACCCAAAGAGAACTGGGGTAGCGGTCGAGGTGGTAGACCTTGGAGGCGCAAGCGTGAACGCATCCTCCTGAGAGACAAGTACACCTGTCAGCACTGTGGTGTGATTACACAAGAGCTAGAGGTAGACCACATCATCAACCAAGCCCAAGGCGGAAGCGATGATGACGACAACCTACAAGCCCTGTGTGTGCCATGCCATAAGGTGAAGACGCAGAAGGAAAGCAGGCAAGGCTGTTGATTCAGGTTTGGTCAAGGATTTTCGAGAATTTTTCTCATTTATTTTTGCACATTTTTGGTGCGACCTCCCCTCCCTGGGTGGGGGGTATCAAATTTTTCAGAAACGGAATGGATCGGACACCGCGCCCCCTCCCGTTTAGAGATTTTTTCCCGCATTTAGGAAAACTTTAAGATGGCTTTAACCGATAAGAAGAGACGGTTCGCCGACGCTTTGATGTCGGGAGCCACTAACCGCGAGGCTGCCATTGCTGCTGGATACAGCGAGAAGACTGCATCCCAAGCTGGTTATGGTCTCTCGAAAGATCCTGATGTGCTGCAGCATATCGAAAGAAAGAAAGCACTGGCCGATGCCAAGCAAGAAGCTAGGGCTGAGGGCAAGACTTTAAGCCTGAAGTCGCTTTCAAGTCAGTTTGATGACCCCAAGGAGTTCTTGGCCTCACTCATGAATGATCTGGGTGAAGAAACGAAGATCAGGTTCGAGGCGGCCAAGGCGCTGATGCCTTATGTGCACGGCAAAGTGGCCGAGCAGGGTAAGAAAGATGCCAAGGCCCAGGCGGCCAAAGAGGCATCCAAGGGCCGATTCTCTGCCAGCACGCCACCTAAGCTTGTGGTGAACAATAGGTGATGTATGGAGTGGAGCACGGCCTGCAAAGACTGGGAGCAGCGTATTGTTGCCGGTCAGTCGCTGATACCGTTCGATCCGTTATTTCCAGCTGAGGCTGAAGACGGTCTATCGGTAATGCAGGAGCTTCGGATTGTCGACGCCCCTAGTAGTCCGAAGATCGGTGATGCATGTGCCCAGTGGGTGTTCGACTTTGCTGGATCCATATTTGGCTCCTACAACTCTGAGAGCGGGCGCCGGCTGATCTCCGAATACTTCTTGATGATCCCGAAGAAGAATTCGAAGTCATCCATCGCTGCGGGCATCATGCTTACCGCGCTGATTCGTAATTGGCGGATGTCGGCAGAGTTCATCATCCTGTCTCCTACGATTGAGGTCGCGCAGAACTCCTTCAAGCCTGCTGCCGACATGGTGAGGGCGGATGAAGAGTTATCGGATCTGCTGCATGTTCAGGACCACATCAAGACGATTACCCACCGTGAGACCGGCGCGACCCTCAAGGTAGTGGCCGCTGACGGCAATACGGTGGGCGGCAAGAAGGCTGCCGGCATTCTGATTGACGAAGCTTGGCTGTTTGGCAAGAACGCCAAAGCTGAGGACATCATCCGAGAGGCTACCGGTGGTCTTGCCTCCCGGCCTGAAGGGTTTGTGATCTGGCTGACAACCCAGTCGAACGAGCCGCCGGCTGGAATCTTCCGTCAGAAACTGATGTATGCCCGCGGGGTTAGAGATGGGCGTATTGATGACAAGCACTTCTTGCCAGTCATCTACGAGTTTCCCAAGACAATGATCGAATCGGGCGATGCGAGGAAGATAGAAAACTTCCACATCGTCAATCCGAACCTCAATTACTCGGTTGATAGCGCGTTCCTTGAGCGAGAGTTCAAGAAGTCAGAAGAGGCGGGCGAGGAATCGCTAAAAGGCTTCCTGGCTAAACACCTAAACATAGAGATTGGCCTAGCGCTGCTCTCGGATCGCTGGGCTGGAGCTGAGTTCTGGGAGTCACAAAAACGCGATGGCGTCACGCTACAGACCATCCTTGATCGATGTGAAGTTATCGACATCGGCATTGACGGCGGTGGCCTTGATGACCTCTTAGGACTTGCTGTAGTCGGGCGTGATCGCCAGACACGGGAATGGCTAGGATGGTGCAAGGCATGGGCTCATCCCTCGGTGCTGACCAGAAACAAGGCTGAGGCCTCAAGGTTTCATGACTTCGCCAAGCAAGGCGACCTTGTGCTGGTCAAGCGGATGGGGGATGACGTGGCGGATGTTGCGGATATCGTTGAGCGAATAGACGCGGCTGGCCTGCTGGATAAGGTCGGCATTGACCCGGCTGGTATCGGCGCCATTCTGGACGCGATTGTTGAGCGCGAAGTAGATCAGGAAAAGATCATAGGCATAAGCCAGGGGTGGCGTCTGGGTGGGGCCATCAAGACCACCGAGAGAAAGCTGGCTGAAGGGACGTTGATCCATGGTGGGCAGCCCATGATGAACTGGTGCTGTGGTAATGCTCGGGTAGAGCCGAGAGGTAACTCGATCCTGATTACCAAGCAGGCCAGTGGATCCGCGAAGATTGACCCATTGATGGCACTGTTCAACGCCGTGTCATTGATGGCCCTGAATCCTGCTACCCCGCAAAAGGAATATCAGATGTTTTTTGTCTAGGCAATGCCTGTACAAAAGCCAAGCGGTATAATAAGCGAAGCCCCGAGGTGCGCTAACACTATCGGGGCCTCTAACCAAAACCTGAGGAAGCAGGCAGTGGCTGAAGCAATTCTATCTGACGTAGAGCGTTCCGGCATCTACAAGATCGTTAACTCCCTTACCGGCAAAGAATACATAGGCAGTGCCAAGTGTTTTAGGCTGAGATGGAATAGTCACCGCGCCAAACTTCGCAAGGGGAATCATCATTGCTCTCCCTTGCAGAATGCTTGGAATAAATACGGTGCAGACGCATTTGAATTCGAGATAATCAGATTCTGCGAACCTTGCGACTTGCTGACCAACGAGCAAATTGCTATCGATCTATACAGCCCTGAATACAACGTCTGCCGAATTGCAGGGAATACGCTGGGAAAGGTCCACTCTGAAGAGGTCAGGCAAAAAATCAGGTTGAAAGCCTTGGGCAGGAAGTGCGAGCCCCGCTCAGAGGAATACCGCATGAAGCTCTCAGAAATCTTGCGCGGAAAAAATAAAGCACCGCATGTCATAGCTGCGCTTCAGGCAGGACGTTTAGCGCGTATCTATACCGATGAACAGAAAAAGCAGATATCTGAAAGCCTAAAGGCTTCTTACGAGAGCGGCCTTAGGTCGCGCAGCAAGTCCCAGGCGCATCGCAACAAGTTATCGCAAGCATTCTCAAAGCTAACGGAAGATCAGGTAAGGAAAATCCGAGCTCTAAGTGCCGCTGGAGTAACCGGAAGATCATTAGCCAAGCAATTCGAAACAACAACTTCGACTGTCTCCCAGATCCTGAGTGGAAAAAGGTATAGATGGGTCGACTAACTCTTACCATCAATTCATGAACCCGCTTCGGCGGGTTTTTTATTGCCCGGAGTAAGCAATGAATAGAGCGTATTCCGCCCTTCATGTGAAGGATATCTCGGAGGACGGGAGCGTAGTCCGGATTAAGGGCATCGCCTCCACGCCTACGGTAGACAGGATGGGCGACATCGTTAATCCATTGGGGGCAAGGTTTAAAACCCCTATGCCTCTGCTGTGGCAGCATCAACATGATAAGCCAGTTGGTCATGTTGTATTTGCTAAGCCGAATAAGAGCGGCATTCCTTTTGAGGCAGAGATACCGGTAATTAAAGAACCTGGGACTCTGAAAGATCGTGTAGACGAGGCAATCCAGTCTCTAAGGCACAAACTAGTCGCATTCACTTCTATTGGCTTCTCCGCTGTTCCAGATGCAACAAAGCGTCTAGCTGGTGGTGGCTTAGAGTTTAGTGAGTGGAATTGGCATGAGCTCAGTCTTGTCACGATTCCAGCGCAGCCGGATGCGGTCATTACATCTGTTAAGTCGCTTGGCGATGGCGAAACGCCACAACAGCTAAGCCTTGAGCAAGTTATCCAAATCAAGTCTCTCGACCGTCAGCAGCGCGCCGCGTCCGGCAATGCTCAGCTCCCGGTCGTGCGTCTAGATACCCCTGCCGGCGCTTCGGCAACCGTATTAACCAAAACCTTTATATCTCCGAAGCCCCAGGAGGGCAGTATGAATATTCAAGAACAAATGAAAGGCTTCCAGGACGCGCTGAATCAGAAAGCGGCCCGCATGCACGAGCTGATGGAAAAGTCCGCAGCTGAGAACGTGACTCTGGATGCCGAGCAGTCCGAGGAGTACGAGACCCTGGAAGGTGAAATCAAGTCTATCCAGGCGCATCTGAAGCGTCTTGAAAGCCTTGAGTTGCTGAACATCCAGAAAGCCAAGCCCGTCACCAACGAACCCACCCAGCATCAGGCGCAGTCCATGGAATTCAAGCAGTTCAACGCAGTAGCCAAGCCGGCCCCTCTGCGCGACGGCCTGGCAATGGCTCAGGTAGTCAAATTCCTAGGCCGCGCCAAAGGCAGCGAGTACGGCGCCTTTGAGATGGCGAAGTCTACTCAGGGTACTGATCCGCGCGTGGTTGCTGTGCTGAAGGCCGCTGTCGCTGCTGGTAGCACTACCAACGCCACTAACGCCGGCGCCCTGGTTGGTGAAGAGACTTCGGTATATGCCGACTTCCTTGAGTTCCTGCGTCCTCAGACAATCATTGGTCGCTTTGGCACTAACGGTATTCCGGCCTTGCGTCCTGTTCCGTTCCGTACCGCGCTGATCGGCCAGACTTCTGGCGGCGCCGGTTACTGGGTGGGTGAGGGTCAGGCCAAGCCGCTGACCAACTTCGACTTCAGCCGTACCACTCTGGAGCCGTTGAAGGTCGCCAACATCGCTGTTGTGACTGAAGAAGTCCTACGCGATTCAAGCCCTGCTGCTGACGGGATCATCCGTGATCAGCTGGTTGCTGCATTGCGTGAGCGCCTGGACATCGACTTCATCAGCCCCTCCAAGGCGGCTGTTGCTGGCATCTCCCCAGCCTCCATCACCAATGGTGTAACGCCGATCGTGTCCTCTGGGAATGATGCTGAGGCTGTTCGTGCCGACATGCGCCGTCTGTTTGGTGCCTTCATTGCGGCCAACAACGCGCCTACCGCTGGCGTCTGGGTTATGTCTGCCACTACTGCGTTGGCTCTAAGCCTGATGCAGAACCCGCTCGGTCAGGCTGAGTTCCCAGGCATCACCATGATGGGCGGCACCTTGTTCGGGCTGCCGGCGCTGATCTCTGAGTACGTACCGGTTACTGCAGATGGTGGCACCGTGGCTCTGGTTAACGCCTCTGACATCTACGTCGGTGACGAAGGTGGCTTCGCTGTAGATATGAGCCGCGAGGCTTCTCTGCAGATGGACAACGCTCCAACGATGAACATCACTACGCCGACTGGTACACAGCTGGTTAGCCTCTGGCAGACCAACAGCGTCGGCTTCCGTGCTGAGCGCACCATCAACTGGGCTCGCCGCCGTCAAAGCGCTGTGGCTCTGTTGACCAACGTGAACTGGGGCGTCGAAGCGGCTGCGGCTGCCGGTGCTTGATCCATACGCGGCGGGGTAACACTCGCCGCGTCAGTTTGAGGTAAGGCCATGATCGAGAAAATCGAGAAGATCAGCGAGCCGGGGTTCATTGAAGAGCCTCCCAAAGAGAGACCCAAACCAGAGGTGGAGACTACTCGCTGGGATGCGGCGGAACCATGGGATGAGAAAACCGACTGGAAGTGATCATGGCTATACCAACTAACGCAGACATTGACGTTGCTATTCCTCCCAAGGGTCGTCCTAACCGGGCAATGACCAACCAGCTGCTTAAAGCCTTCCGTGCCGCCATCAGTGATGCGCAGATAACGGATGAGCAAATAGCTGTAGCGGTAGAAGCTTATGTATCAACTAATCCGCCGGCGCCTGGAAAGGATGCTCCTGCTGTTTCTGTCGATCAGATCCGTGATCAGGTGTTTGCCTATCTTCAGCGCAACCCACCTGCCGCTGGGAAGGATGGGCGAGACGGAGTAGACGGCAAAGACGGACGGGATGGGTTAGATGCTCCGCCAGTCACCGATCAGCAGCTAGAAGCTCAGATTGCTGCCTATCTCTACAGTCATCCTCCAGCGCCGGGGAAAGACGGCCTTAATGGCAAAGACGGTGCAAATGCTACCGATACCCAAGTGGCTAGCGCGGTAACTGTTTATCTCAAAGCCAACCCGCCTCCTGCCGGAAAAGATGGCGTGAATGGCAAGGATGGCACTAACGCCACTGATGCTCAGGTTAGCTCAGCTGTTACGACCTACCTCAAGGCTAACCCGCCACCAGCAGGGAAAGATGGCACCAACGGTACAAATGGCACCAACGGAAAAGACGGTGCGCCAGGGATCAATAATTTCGGCGCTCCAAAGCCCATAACCGTTGCTTTGGCTAAGTCCTATCAGGCCTCAGACCCTACGAAGGCCGCAGTTATAACTATCACGCTTCAGGCTCAAAGCTCTATCAGCCTGTCCGGCGCGGCAAACAATGAAGGCGCTATCACAGTCGGTGCAACCAATGCCGTAGCAACTGGCTCAGGCACCAACATAGCGACATACAAAAACAACCTCGGCGGCAGCCTAGTAGTCGGGCTGAACCTGAACAGTCTTCAAGCAAACACTTACACCATCACACTGCCTGCAGGCTGGTGGTTTGCAGTACGACAAACATCTGGAAGCGGCCTCCAGGTCGTTTCAGCATTCGAGCAACTTATTTAGGAGGCGCCATGAAAGTTCAAGTCGTGGACTTACGAAGCGGCAGAGAGAAGATCATGACCAAGCGCTATGCGGAAATCCTCGAAAAAATGGGTCGCGTTCGGATAGGGACTTATCAGACCCGAGATATGCAGGCAGGTCGTGATTCCGAGGTTCTAATCTCTGATTCGGTGCGAGAGTTTGCCGAAGAAAACGGGATTGACCCTGAAAGCGTGAAGGGCACCGGCAAAGACGGCCGGGTCCTCAAGAGTGACATTCAAGAAGCCATTCAGGCTAAGAAAGAGGTTTGATCCATGCGTTTATTCGGCTTCGAGATCTCAAGGCAGAAGAAGAGCCTGGCCCCGGTCGACAACCGCGGCGGGTGGCTGCCGCTGATCCGCGAGCCGTATGCAGGCGCGTGGCAAAACAATGATGAGATGCGTGCTGATACGGCGCTGGCGTATTACGCCGTATACGCGTGCGTAACTCTTATCTCGGCAGATATCGGCAAGCTATGGCCGGTCCTTAAGCAGCTGGATGAAAATGGTATTTGGCAGGAAACCACTAGCCCAGCCTTTTCTCCGGTGCTTCGCCGGCCTAACCGTTATCAGAACCACATCCAGTTCAAGGAGTGGTGGATTACTTCAAAGCTTGCACAGGGCAACACCTATGTCCTGAAGCAGCGAGATAACCGAGGAGTAGTCACTGCGCTGTATATCCTTGATCCATTGCGCTGCCAGCCGCTGGTAGCCCCTGATGGGTCTGTCTACTACCAGCTGTCTCAGGATGATCTGAATAACCTCGAATCAAGCATCGTCGTGCCGGCGAGCGAGATTATTCATGATCGCATGAACTGCCTGTTCCATCCGCTCGTTGGTGTATCGCCTATATACGCAAGTGGCTTGGCGGCTACCCAGGGGCTGAGCATGCAGCGCGACTCCAATCGCTTCTTCTCTAACGGTGCTCGGCCTGGTGGGATTCTTTCTGCGCCTGGCTCTATAAGTGATGAGACAGCTGCCCGATTGAAAGAGAAATGGGATAACGGATACACAGGCGTGAATGCCGGAAAGGTCGCCGTAGTCGGTGACGGGCTCAAGTTTGAGCCTATGAGGGCCACGGCTGTTGACTCGCAACTCATCGAGCAGATGAAGATGTCTGCCGAAGTGGTATGCGCTGCCTTCCATGTTCCTGCCTTCAAAATCGGCGCCGGCACTATCCCGGCTGGGCAGAAGGTCGAGGATCTAAACCAGATTTACTACAGCGATTGCCTGCAGACTCATATCGAATCGATGGAGCTTTGCCTGGATGAAGGTTTGGCTCTTCCTGATCGATATGGCGTTGAGCTTGACCTAGATGGCTTGCTGAGGATGGATACAGCCACGCTGTACGCAACCCTTGGGACCGGGGTTAAGAACTCGCTCCTGGCACCAAACGAGGCCCGAAAAAAGATCGGCCTCAAGCCGCTTGAAGGTGGCAACAGCATTTATCTGCAGCAGCAGAACTATTCCCTTGAGGCGCTCGCTCGTCGTGACGCTCAGGAAGATCCGTTTGGTATGGCGGCGCCTGAGCAAGCCGAGCCAGAGCCGAAAGAACCAACAGACGAAGAAGTTGCCGATCAGGCACGCATGCTGGCGTTGCTTGTAGAGAAGGAGATGTCCAGTGCTAACCATGCGTGAGCTTGAAGCCCAGGCCAAGGCGCTGGGCCCGGTATTGAAGGGTTTTGTTGACAAGGCTGCTCAGGCCCTGCGTACAGAGCTATTCAAAAGCCTGGATGAAAGAGAGGAGGCTATCAGGACTGAGCTTAATCAATCTCTGGCTTGCCTTCCTGAAACCCTGGACGCAGAAGTAGTTGCCAAGCGCGCCGCTGGACTTGTCCCGACACCGCAGGATGGCAAGGACGGTAAAGATGCAGATCCCGAGACCATCAAACAGATGGTGGAGGATGCTGTGGCATCCCTCCCGCCTCCGACTGATGGCAAGGATGGTTTAGATGGAAAGGATGGGGTAGACGGCAAAGACGGACAAAGCGTACCTATTGAAGAAGTCGAAAGGATGGTTCAAGAGGCCGTAGCCAAGGCTATGCAGTCCATCGAACTGCCTAAAGACGGAAAGGATGGCGAGCCTGGGCGTGATGCTGTTGATATTGAAATCCTGCCAGCCATTGATGAATCCAAGTCCTATGCTCGCGGCACCTATGCTACCCACAAGGGTGGCTTATGGCGTTCCTATGAGCGCACCGTGGGTCTCAAAGGCTGGGAATGCATTGTAGAGGGCATAGCGGATCTCCGAATAGAGCAGGATGGGGATCGCGGCTTCAAAGCTATAGCTGAGCTTTCTAGCGGTGCCGCACAGGAGAAGGCGCTGAGTATCCCTGCGATGGTTTACCGCGGCATATTCAAGGCAGGTGAATTCCAGCCAGGGGATACCGTTACATGGGGTGGAAGCCTCTGGCACTGCGATGAGCCGACCTCTGATAAACCGGGTGAGCCTGGATCGAAAGGCTGGCGACTGGCTGTTAAGCGCGGTCGGGATGGTAAAGACGGCCTCAACGGCAAAGACCTGATTAAGGGGGTAACCATCAAATGATGCTTGTTACTCTCGAAGAAGCCCGCCTGCACCTGCGGGTGGACGCTGAAGACGAAGATCCAGATCTTACGCTGAAGATTCATGCAGCTAGCGGCGCCATTATCAACTACCTGAAGAAGCCAGCTTTCATTGATGGGACGGGCGCTCTTCTGCCAGAGGCGGTGCCTTTTGAGGTCAAGGCATCAGTGCTTTTGCTGCTGGGCTACCTCTATAAGAACCGCGATGAAGATCCAGGCAAGGAATTCAAACTAGGATTCCTGCCGCCTTACGTCACCGCGCTCCTGTACCCCTTACGAGATCCGGCCATAGCATGAGCATCGAAGCAGGAAAACTCAGGCATCGGGTGGTGATCCAGGCTAATGGCGAGAATCAGGACCCGATTACCGGGGAAGTGGTCAGCGGATGGGTGGACGTGGCTCGTGTCTGGGCCAATGTCGAACCTCTATCGGCGCGTGAGTACATCGCATCGAGCGCGGGACAATCTGAAGTAACTGCAAGGATTACTATCCGCTACCGGGCAGGAATATCGACCACCATGAGAATCCTGCACCGTGATCGGATTTACAACATCGTAGGCGTCCTGGCAGATAAAGATTCAGGTCTTGAGTACCTGACGCTTCCTTGCAGTGAGGGCGTGAACAATGGCTGACAGCATTGAGTTCTCGTTAATCGGGATGGATTCTCTACTTGGCAAGCTGGACTCTTTAAATCAAGACATCAAGTACAAGGGCGGCCGTTACGCATTACGTAAAGCTGCTCAAGTAATCCGTGAGGCGGCCAAGCAGAATGCCAGTCGCATCGACGATCCTGAGACTGCTGCAGACATCAGCAAGAACATTGTCGAGCGATGGAGCAGCAAGCGATTCAAGCGTACCGGTGATCTGGCGTTTCGCGTCGGCGTGATGGGCGGAGCAGGGGGCAACCTCTCTGCTAAAGAACAATCGGGCCTTCCCGGCGGGGATACACGTCACTTCCGCTATGTAGAGTTCGGCACCGAAGATACTCAGGCACAGCCATTTCTTCGTCCGGCTCTGGAACAGAACATTGATGCCGCCACTAGTGCTTTCTTGACCGCGTATGAGAAAGCGTTAGATCGGGCCATCAAGCGAGCAGCTAAGAAGGCCGCGAAGATATGATGTATCCACCTATATTCGAAGTCGCTGCTGCTTCGGCTGAAGTCAAATCCCTTCTTGGATCGAACCCTACGCGGCTCTATCCATTTGGTTCGGCGCCACAAGGTGTAGCCAAGCCGTACGCCACCTGGCAGACCGTTGGCGGATCTCCTGAAAACTATCTGGGCAATCGACCTGATATCGACCTTTTTGCCATTCAGATTGATGTGTGGGCAGAACAAGCCACAAGCGCTAGAACTGTTGCCCAGGCGCTACTGGACGTTATCGAGCCCCATGCCTACGTGACGGCCTATAACGGAGAGTCTAGAGATCCGCAGACGCTTTCCTATCGCTACAGCTTCGATGTCGATTGGCACGTATACCGATAACTTAACCTAACTATCCAGACCCGCTTCGGCGGGTTTTTTATTACCCGCAGGAGAGACACAAATGGCAATTCTGGCCCAAGGTAGCCAAGTATATTTCATTGACCCGGACACCAAGGCCGTTGTGCCAGTTGAGTGTGCGACTGCATTCACTCCAGGCGGCGCGCCCGCCGACCAGATCGAAACGACCTGTCTTGAGGATACCACCCGCTCATACATGCCGGGCCTGCGTACTCCGGGCACTGCAAGCCTGACGGTCAACTTCGACCCAGCCAACGAAAGCCATGTGCGTATGTACGAGCTGTCTCAGCGCGATCCATCCCCAACCATGAATTGGGCTTTGGGCTGGTCTGATGGCACTGAAGCTCCGACGGCTGACACTGATGGTGACTTTGTTTTACCGACTTCGCGGACGTTCTACACCTTCCAAGGTTACATGTCCGACGTACCTTTCGATTTCGCAGCAAACACTGTTGTTACGAGTGCTGCCACAATCCAGCGCACTGGCCCTGGCGTACTCGCACGTAAGGTTGCTACCCCATGAACCTGAGTATTCAGTCATTGAAAGAGATGGGGGCCTTTACCGGGCGCCCCGTCGAGAAAGAAATCACTTGGAAGCAGGGTGATAAGGAGCTGACGGCCACGGTGTACGTGCGTCCTCTTTCCTACAAGTCGGCTGTTTCTGATCTGCATGCCCTGCGTGGGAAAACAGACGGCACTGCAGGTCGAATTGCTGCCTGCATCTGTGATGCTGACGGAAAGGATGTGTTCACCCCGGAAGATATTACTGGCGATGCTGATCCAGAGCGCGGCCCGTTAGATGGAAACCTCACAATGGCGCTTCTGGCGGCTATCCATGAGGTAACTCAAGCGGGAAAGATGAAGAGCTGACCGTACAGGACGAGGTTTGGTGCGAGCTGGTCATGAATGGCATAGGGGGTCGCACCATTGCCGAGGCTCAGGAGGTCTTGAGCTATTCCGAATTCATGACGTGGCTAAAGTATCGCGCCAAACGTGGTTCCTTGAACCTTGGCATGCGCATAGAGCGCGGATCAGCTCAACTGGCAGTTCTCTATGCCAACGCTCACAAGAGTAAAGAAGTAACACAGCCTTACCAGCTGCATGACTTCGCTCCCTATCACGACAAACCTCAACTCACCTTAGACGATCTGGCTAACTGGACTTGAGGTATAGATCAAATAAGATATTGGTATATGCGCATTGCAGGAGACACTCCATAACAATGCGCATATATGTTATTGGGGCTTAGAGCCTACGCCTTGCTTGATAGCTTCATCAATATTAGAGAGATCTCCGCCAACTACATTTAACGCAATCTCAAAAGCTTGCTTATCTGCAGCATCCTGGCGAGTATTTTTGAAGAATTCTACGTATTTCATTAAGGCCGATTCATCATAATCTGGGCGAGATTTCAGATATAGAGTGATAGCGGCAAGGGCGCAAGAAACGCCTGCTTCAAAAGATGAAAGAGAAACTTGATCAGACATGTGCAGCTCCAAGGTAAAAACATGTACCCAAGCAAAGGCTTGGTTTTGCAATGGTATTGCCTAGCTGTTCGCAGTGAAAGGTTTTGGTTGATGCTCTACGGATTATAAGTAAATCTATCTAGCCCGAAGTGACTGGCTAAATATATCTGGTGCTACAAACATATTCTAAAACCCGCATAAGCGGGTTTTTTATTGCCTGGAGATTCATATGGCATCGCGCTCGCTTGGCACGCTTACACTTGATCTGATCGCCAAGGTTGGTGGCTTTACTCAAGGGATGGATCAGGCTGCGCGTGCATCGCAGACGCGCATGAAGCAGGTAAGCAAAAGCGTTCAAGATGCTTCAAGTGCTGTTTCTGGCTTTTCAGGTGTTATTACTGCCTTGGCTACGGGTGCCACTGCGGTATGGATAAAAAGCAATATTGATGCCGCTGCTGAAATCCAGAACCTTGCACAAGTTGCCGGGACGTCGACTACTGAATTTCAGAAGCTGTCCTATGCAGCTAAAACGGTAGGCATAGATAACGACAAGCTTGGTGACATTTTCAAGGATGTAAACGACAAGGTTGGCGACTTCCTGTCGACTGGAGGCGGTGAGCTAAAGGACTTCTTTGACAAGGTGGCCCCGTTGGTTGGCGTTACTGCCGATCAATTCCGCGGCCTAAGCGGGCCCCAGGCGCTTGGTCTTTACATCAATACGCTCGAGAAGGCCGGCGTCAACCAACAGCAAATGACCTTCTTTTTGGAGTCTATTGCTGATGATGCATCACGGCTTGCGCCGATCATGCGTAATGGTGGTCTAGCTGTTAAGCAGCTTGGCGATGAGGCGCAGAACCTTGGATTAATCCTGTCTGAGGATACGATTAAAGCATCCAAACAGTTCAGTGCCGATATGGACGTACTGGGTGCTGTTGCAAATAGTGTTGGCCAGCAGATTGCGGCTGACTTGTTGCCTGAGCTTCTTGAGCTAACCGAGACTCTTCGGGATCCAAAGACTGCTAAGGCAGCAAAGGCGCTCGCCAGCGGCGTCGTTACTGCTTTCAATACAGTAATTGAAGCCTCCAAGAGCATGGTTGAGTTCGTCCAGTGGGCAGCTGAAGAAGCTGCCGTCGCTATGGGCGGAATCGGCTTGCAGGACATCGACCGGCTGGAGAAAGAAGCTGACCGCCTCCAAGCCTTGATGAACAAGATGGAGGAGAGGGGAGAGACGGGGTACGGAGCCTATTCAAGCATTCAGGATAGCTTTGAGAAGACTCGGCAGCAGCTTGAAAAAGCCTATGCATTGCAGGACAGGGCTAGCAAGACCCCTGCGCCGAAAGTCGCTGCACCTTCGACCGCACCGGCTCCTACGAATAATAAAGGCATAACCTTTGCGACTACCTCAAAAGAGCAGGATGCCGCAGCCAAGTCCGCGCAACGTCAAGCCAAAGCTATTGCGGATCAGGTAACTGCCCTTCAAGAGCAAGCCGCTGTGTTGGGCATGACTTCATCAGAGGTCACCTTATATAAGCTTCAACAGGACGGTGCTACTGAATCGCAGGTAGCCGCAGCTAAAGCCGCGCTCAACAGCGTGACTGCCTACGAAGAGCAGAAAAAAGCAGTAGAGCAGCTAAATGAGGCAAACGAGAAGAACAATCAGGAAACGCTCTCCATCATGGATTCGCTGCAAAGCGAAGAGGAGCAGATCCAGTCCTCTTACGAGCGTCGTCGCCAGATCATTCTGGATAACACGCTAGTAACCGGTGAGGCTCAGGCCGAGCTGTTGCGCAAGCTGGAAGAGAAAAAGAACGACGACCTTGGTGACCTTAACCAGGATTACTGGGAAAAGTACCTAGAATCAGCTGAAGAGAACCTGACCAACTTTGATGAGTTAGCGGGCAACATGCTTGAGAGCTTTACAGGTCGGTTTGGGGACGCCTTCGAGTCGATGATCTTCGACTCGGAGAACCTGGGCGATGCTGTCAGTAACCTCGCTGAAGGCATGGCGCGCTCTGTGGTAAATGCTCTAGGCCAGATGGCAGCCCAGTGGCTGGCTTATCAGGCGGTGCAATTACTGGTGGGCAAGACAACACAGGCTAGCGGCGCAGCTGCTCTTGTGGCTAATGCTTCAGCTACGTCCCTTCAGGCTGGCTTGGCCGCCTTTGCAAGTACAGCGGCTATTCCCATCGTTGGACCTATCGCAGCCCCGGCTGCTATGACGGCAGCGCTTGCTGCAACAGCGCCCATGGTTGCCGCCATCTCATCCGTATCGCTAGCCGGTATGGCCCACGATGGCCTTGATGCTGTGCCTGAAACTGGAACTTGGCTCCTCCAGAAGGGGGAGCGTGTTACCACAGCAGAGACCAGCGCCAAGCTGGACAAGACCTTGAGCGATATTCAAGGAAGCAGATCAGGTACTGGCGATGTACAGGTCATTAATAACGGACAGCCTGTCAGTGCGCGAACTCAAATGGATGGGAATACGTTGAAAATCATCCTTGATGCCGTAGAGCAGGATTACGTAGGGAAAATGACTAGCGGCACAGGCAGATACCCTAAAGCTGTTGAAAGCTCATACGGCATACAAAGGAGAGGGCGATGATTCAGTATCCGGAAGGCCTCCCTTGTGCGTTGAGGGATGGGTATGACCTATCCCCTGTCAGTCCGCTAAAGCGATCTGAGATGCAGAGTGGGAGAGCTAGACAGCGCCGGCGTTTCACTTCAGTGCCAACCATGGCTTCCGTCTCCTGGATCATGAACGATGTTCAGGCGCAGCTATTCGAGGTGTGGTTTAGGGAAGCGCTAGAGGACGGTGCTCTTTGGTTTGAAATGCCGCTCAAGACACCGGAAGGCGAGCGGAGCTATACGGCTCGCTTCACCGACATCTACAGCGGACCAACACTGACGGGGAAAAGCAATTGGAAATTCACGGCGCAGCTCGAACTTAGGGAGCGCCCGATATTGGCGCCAGGCTGGGGCCTCTATGCGCCAGACTACGTGCTCATGTCTGCAATCTTCGATAAGGCTATGAATTTTGAGTGGCCTGAGTCCAGATACCAGACCTACATGGGCGAATTTGATCGCGGAGTGAATCAGGAGTGGCCCAATGACGGTGCTTGAGCAGGTTTATGCTTCTGGCGGGGACGTTCTGATCTATACGATAGAGCTTACCTGTGAAGCCTGGGATGATCCCATCCTGATATGCAACGGCTTCGATGATCAGGTCTGCGGTACTGAGGATGGCCGGACGGTTACCTTTGTAGCAGGCGCTATTGAGGTGGCACTTCCCGAGCGATCTAACAACGGCAATCAGAACCTGGATTTCTCTATCGATAACGTCACTGGTGAAGCCCAGCAGAAGATTGACGCGGCGCTTGAAAATGAAGACCGAATCATCCTGATGTACCGTGAGTATCTAGCCAGCGATTTATCCGAGCCAGCCCAAACGCCGTACCGCATGACTGTCCTTGGCGGCGAGATCAACAGCGGCACAGTACAGGTACAGGCTGGCTACTTTGACCTAATCAACAACGGCTGGCCCCGCGACGTTTACACCACAACTTTCTCACCTGGCCTTCGCTACCTCTAATGCTCAACGAATACCTCAGCGCTCGTTATGTCGATGGCGGGCGAGGGGAAGTCGTGTCTGGCGTTCGACAATATGACTGCTGGGGGCTGGCGGAAGCGGTAAGGCAGGAGCTTTTAGGCCTGCCCAAGCTTCCTGAGTTTGGCGTGATCAGCCGGCATGACCTCAAGGGCTCGGCAGCTTCATACAGATGCTATGCAAGCTATCTCGATATAGGCCCACCAAGGCCGGGGTCGATAGCCGCCGTCATCAGAGGGCGTCTGTGTACCCATGTTGGCGTTGTGCTTGAGATTGAAGGGCGACTGGCTGTGCTTGAGGCAAACGAGGCCACCGGCGTGCGCTGGATGCGTATTCCGGACTTTGAGCGAACCTACCCAAAAGTGAGATACCACTTTGATCGAGATCTATAACAAGCTCGAAGCCCATCCGCTTGAGTCGTACCGGACTGAAGGGTGCATGACGCTTGAGGAATGGCTGCTGGCTAACGTCGAAGGCTATGAGCCAAGGTCTGTCGCGCCGATCACGATTGCTGTTAATGGCATGCGAGTGGCGCCAAAGAACTGGGCTACGGCGAAGTTCTGCCCAAATGATGCAGTGCGGATCTACATCGAGCCCAAGGGCGATGCGATGAAGATCATTGGTACGCCCGGACCTCTGGCAAAACTATTTGGCCTGGGCAACCCGTTTGATATCAAGACGCCAACCCAGCGCACTCAGCAGACCGGAAAAGATCTGAACCTTGCTTCAGTCAAGGGCAATCAGGCTGCGCTGAACGACATCATCCCTGAGATTGCAGGGCGCCGTAAGCGATACCCAGATTATCTATTGCCGGCTCGTCGTTACTTTGGCGCACCTAGAGAACAGTGGATCGATATGCTGCTGTGCGTAGGCAAAGGGAAATATCAAATTCCAGCCAACAAGGTTCTTATAGGCGACACGCCAATTATTTCTCTAGGGTCTGATGTCTATTACTCGATCTACCAACCGGGGTCAGACCTTGCCGGTGAAGAGGTGGCTCGGTGGTGGCACAGTGCGGCTGAAGTTGGCTCAACCAGTAGCGGTACTGCAGGTCTTGCTCTGACTGCTACGGTCGCGTTGGATACAACTATGGATGTGATGCCGCTTCAGTTCGATACCTATTTGATCACTGCGCCCTCTGCAGCTGGTTGGTTCCCTCAAGGGTGGTCTGCTGGTCTTATTGCAAGGATTGATGTCCCGCAAGCTTGGAACTTCACGAGTTCAAGTATTACCGGTGCAGGTCTTGAGCGGCTGGCGCCATTCGAGGGAATGAAGATCGAGATCACCGGAGCCAACGCCGGTAATTATGTAGTCGCCTCTGTTGAAACAGATATAGCAGGCGATATTGAATCCATCACGCTTGAATATGATGGTGGAACTCCGGTAACCGGGCTTCAGACGGGAACGCTTTATGCCTGTATTGGTTATCGCGGCCTTCGTTATCGGGTTACAGCCGTTGCGGATGACTCTGTTGATTCGGATGAAACCGACGATTCGTCGCTTTGGCATGGACCGTCGTCTATTACTGTTGATCGTCTTACGGACACCGGTGCAACTGATGAGGAATGGCCCGGTTTCGACGTGATACAAAGTAACGAAGCCACCATCGTACTTGATACGTCTACTACTGAAGGCAGTTGGGCGGGGCCGTTTGCAGCATGTCCCGAAGGCGAGGTCACGAATACGATTGAGGTTGATCTATTCTTTCCTCAAGGTTTGGTCAATTTCAACAGCAAGAAAGGCACGCGTGGCCCTCTAAGTTGTACGGTTGAGGTGCAATATCGTGATCAGGCCACCGCTGGGGCATGGACTACGGTTTCGTACACCTTTACTGCCAGCACGCCAGATCAATTGGGTTATACGAGGCGTATTTCCTTACCCAGATCCTTTCGGCCTGAAGTGCGTGTCCGCCGGATCGGCGCTCAATCCAATGCGTCTGACCGATACGATGCAGTGCAATGGTACGGCCTTAGATCGTTGCTGGATGCTCCTTCGTCATATGCCAATGTAACCGTACTAGCTATTAGGATGAGGGGCGGGGATCGTCTTGCTTCTCAGTCGGAAAACCAAGTTTCGGTTGAGGCAACACGCGTGCTTCCGGTTCGTAATGGCGGACGATGGGATATCGAGACGCCTACACGGGATATTGTCCCTTGGGTTGCCCATATAGCGAGGTCAATTGGTTACACGGATGAAGATCTTGATTGGGATGAGCTGGATCGCCTCAATGAGATATGGACAGCGAGAGGAGATTATTACGACCAGGTACTTGATAGCTCCAGTACAGTTAAGTCCTGTCTAGCAGAGGCCTTGCAGGCTGGGTTTGCTGAACTAACCATTGATCACGGATTAATTCGGCCAGTTCGTGATGAGCCCCGGACGACCTTCGAGCATATGTATACGCCCCAGAACATGACGGAGGGCTTATCTAGACAGTTCACTGCGCTCAAGCCGGACGATTATGACGGCGTTGATGTCGAGTACACGGATGAAAAGACATGGCAGATAGAAACTATCGAGTGTCGGCTGGATGGCGATGCGGGAACGCGAGTGGATAAGCTCAAGCTCGAAGGCGTAACTAATGCTACTAGAGCCTGGCGGATAGGAATGCGGCAAAGACTTTCGACCAAATACCGTCGCTGGACTTATAGCTTTGGTACTGAGCTGGATGCATTGAACAGCCGCTATCTGAGTTACTGCGCTGTAGCTGATGACGTTCCAGGCTATGGGCAGAGTTCGATTCTGATGGGTATTCAAGATCTTGGTGGCAGCCTATTGCTGGAATCATCTGAGCCGCTGATATGGGGGGAAGGTAGTCATGTGGTCGCTATACGCCGTCCTGACGGAACGCTTAGTGGACCTTGGCCTGCCACGAAGATCGACGACTATCGCTTAACCATCCCTGAACTGGATTTCGAACCGGATATTTCATGGACGATTGAGCCGCCTCACATGCTTTTTGGCACATCGGCCCGCTGGAGCTATCCGGTGCTAATTAGCTCTATATCGCCTAGCGGTACAGAATCGGTTTCGGTTGAAGCCATGAATTATGACGACCGCGTTTATACCTACGATAACGCCTCACCTCGATAACTAGCAGACCAAACCATTAGACACGGCCCCACGGACGCTGTGGGCCTTCGCTCGTCTGGAGAAAATTGCATGGCTTTTAATACTCGCAACCCTGTTGGGTCCACAGACCCTCGCGACCTTTACGATAATGCTGCTAACTTCGACAAACTGGCAAACGGAGTAGACCCGTTTTATACAGACCGTCTTGGCAAGTTGCGTCATTCCTTTGCTGGCATGGAAGAAGATTTCAACAATGCTCAAGATGGGAGGCAAGAAGCTTTTGAGGATGGCGAGAAGCAAAGAAATACTGCTTTTTACAGTGGTGAGAATCAACGAAATACTGCTTTTACACTTTCCCAGCAGAGCCAAGAAGACAGATTTCAAGCGTTTCTCGAATCCAGTGGATATCAAGATCTCGGCATTTATAAGGCTGGGATAGTGCTTGATGCACTGAATAAGACGTTCAGTTATAACGGCTTCTATTATCACCTAAAGGGCGGGGTTGCGCTCCCATACACCACTACTGGCGTGTGGGCGGACGAGTCAGAAAATTTCGTTTTGCTTGGTGATGATATTCTTAGGCAGGACATCGCAAGCACTTCAGGCAACAAAGGTGCGTATATAACTGGCTACCGATCTCGCACCGTAGGTGCCCGTCTCGATGACTCTCCAAGCGCCAAGGACTACACGTCATCTGGTCTTGCAGCTTTACTAGATACGCCTACTTTAGTTGTGATGCCTGACGGGTATCAAAATGCTGCTCTACCCGACACGTATGACGCGCTTCTGGACTACACAGGTCAGAAGGTCCCTTTACTAAATCCCTACGGGGAGGATGGCATAAGCGATCTGATGCAGGTCAAGCGCTTAATGCGCGGACAGATCGAGGCAAGTCATGTTGGTTCCTCTCGCGGTGTAGTCGGCATTGAAGGTTATGCAAGGGGGAGTGGTGCGAATGGCCCCGGCAATGCCGACTACGCCCTCATGATGACCCTCCAAAAGAAGGGATTTAGCGATGGTACTGCGGCTGTCGGCGAAATAGACGGTATGCAAATGGTCATAAGGCAGGGAGGTAAAGACTCAGATGTCTGTGCTGGTCTTTTCAACGTTGCGCATTATGGCACTGGGTTTAACGCGATCTTCGAAGGGCAGACATCTCGTATAGATCCGGCTAACAGTACTATTACCAAGCAGATGCAAACTCAGATTGGCTTGGTTGGGAACTCTGAAGCTGACAAGAATGGTATTGCAGTTGGCTTTCATGCAGTGGCAAACACAGGCGTTCTAGATGAAGGTATTCGGATCTCTGATGCCGGTGGAGTATGGAACTACTTTTTTAGGGGTGTACGTGGTGGCGTGACAACTTTTTTGGTCGACTCGTATGGTCAGATGACACTAGCAGATGCTACCGGAAACACTAAAACAATCGGCGTTGACCAAAACTCGTTTCGTATTTTAAACCACGCGAAAGACAAGCAACTGCTGGTTCTAGCCGATACCGGCCTGATGACCTTGAATGGTCAAATGGTAGCCGCTGAGTACCGGGTCAATAACGTCAAGGTTGTAGGGGGTAGAGACACCGGCTGGGGCGCAATGACTGGCACGGCATCAAAGGCTGCCATCACAACATATGAACCAACAGCGGCGGCCTCAACATACACACAGACTCAAATGCAGAACCTGATGACAGCAGTCCAGGTTCTATCTCGCCGTGTTATGGCGATGGACTCGATGCTTCGTACGCATGGGCTAACGGATTAAGGAATAGATATGGACGAGATACATCAGCTCAAGCGCAACAATATCCTGCTTCAACTTCAATACTTAGAACAGCAGAGACATCTTAATGCGCTTCAAACTGAAAAGCTGGAAGGAATGCTGAAAGGGCTTGATGAAGAAAAAGCCTCACAAGAGGCTTCTGATGCTGCAGAATCAATTGGCAACTTTGCATAGAGAAGGCCCCTCTAACTGGGGCCCCTATGTTACGGACGCAGGGCGCGGCGCTCTTTCCATCCGTGATTTATATAATGCTGTGCCGGATCTACACCCGCAGCTAGTAAATCTGGGTTCGCTGCCAAATACAGCTGAGGGTCAAAGTTTTCAGGAACTTCCTTGGGCGCTTCGTTGAAGCGGCGCAGGCGAGATTCCTGGATGAATTGCTGGGGAATTTCACGCCCGACATATTGGTTCTTAACAACTTCGCCTGTGATGATATTGGACAGTTCGCGGAAAACGATATTTCCGTAGAACGGATCCGAATGCATCGGGATATAGTAGGCGCAGTCTTCAAAGAAATAATGCGTCACCTGGGACCAGCGGGTCTTCTGCTGATTCTGGTGTTTGATACCACCATGCAGAAGATTGGATAGCCAGATCAGGCTTTGGCCCTTCTTAGCCCTAAAATACTGTGGCTGTACGCCATGCGCCTCAACCAAAGCGTTCCACATTGGTTCATATGCGGCTTGGGTAATCTTGGTGTCGGAGTCAACGGCACAAATACCAATATGCTCGTTAGTATAGATTGGCCACTTGTGACTGCCAGGGTAATAAACCAGCGGGCCAGCATCCTCATCGATATCTTCCAGCGCAGTCCATACGCCGCACATAAAGCGTTCTGGCGTTGAACTGAAGTGTACGGAATCAGTGTGGAATGGCTGCTGAGTGCCTACCGGGAAGTTAAGAGTTTGGAAAGGCCAAGCCTTGCGACCGAAGAGAGTGGAAAGCAGATCCATAACCTTTTGGTTAGTAGCAATGCTCCGTACGTCTTCATTGGTCTCCCAGGCATTCATCAAGCGCAGGGAAGCATTTCTTTCGAAACCTACCTCGTGCCAGAACTTCCAATCGTATTGGTCATGCAGATCTCGTTTTATACGCTCTGCACGCGCCTCTATTTCCTCGTCAGGAAAGTCGATGACAGCAAAGCCGTTTTCGTTCAGTTCGTGAGCTATGTTCTTAGTCCACTCATCAATAGATGGGTCGGCAAAGATCTTTTGAAAAAAGGGACTCTCTACCGAAGGCACCCCAGGTAGAGGATTTGAGAACTGCGTTGTCATTTATGTGATCTCGCTCAAGAGTGCTATAGCGCTGCGGATTGTAGCAAAAGATCAGGTCAATACATAAAATCTGTTAACTGGGACACCTTTTGACTGTTAGGGTACGGTTTTTAAACCGCTTCTTATAATGACGTCCCTGCAGTCATTGATAGCTTGCTGATAATTGAGCATGTCTATCCCGTTTAAATTCCAGGGGGTTCTGGGGTAGCTCAATCGTTACTGAGGCGATAGCTAGATCCCAGCAGGTTGTCCATTCCTGTTGAATTTCTTCTGACGCATCCTCCCAGCAGATACCCTTGGCGGCCTCAAAGGAAGATTTCATTTTCAGTAGTCTTTCTGTGTTCATGGCTCCCTCGTGCCTTGTAATAGCGCTGTCACAGTAGACGATCGAGTATGAAATAAAGCTGAACACGTCCTCACTTTTCAAGTTCTCTCGCCATTAACGATTCTTCCAATGAGAATCAAATCAAACTGCTGTCCATCCTTTCGCGTCAGCCTCATCCCATCAACCGAACCATATAGCCCAGCGTTGCGCTCGTGGAATTCCAGGCGGCCGTTCGGATCTCGCCTTACGACTCCATGATCTTCACTCAGGTTGTAGAACTCGAACGCCGACTGCTCGACGATCCCGGCCAGCTTGCCGTTCGTATCCCTGAGTTCGTAGATGCCGCCTTTGAGGAAGTCGGGCGAATAAGTAGCCAATGCCTCAGCCGCCCACAACTTTGCCGAGTCGATGACCTCCATCATGTCTTGCCAGCGATCTTTAGTGATTGCCTGGGTACTTAACAGCCGGTCGGCCACATCTTTCATGTAAGAGGTATGGTGTTCAGGTAGGCGCACAAGGGCGTGCTGGTCGTTAGCCAGTCTTTCCCATTCGGCAATTGATGTGCTCATCAATTTTGCGCGAGATACCCCGTACTTCTAGTTCGGGGAGGGATAGCGCGGCACGCAAAGCGTGCCCCTGTTCTCGCTTCCTCTTAGTGGCTATTTGCTATCTCACATTAAATTGAGTATTTGTAAGGCATGACTAAACGCGCCTACAAATACCGTTTCTACCCAACGACCGAACAAGCGGAACTGCTTGCGAAGACGTTTGGTTGCGTGCGTTTGGTCTACAACAAGGTGCTTAACTGGCGCACCAAAGCGTTCTACAAAGAGCAGCAGAAGATTGGTTACACCGCTGCCAGCGCACACCTGACCGCCATCAAGAAAAAGCCGGAACTGGCGTTTCTGAATGAGGTTTCTTGCGTACCCTTGCAGCAGTGCTTGCGCCACCAGCAGGCCGCGTTCAAGAACTTCTTTGAAGGTCGCGCTAAATACCCAGCCTTCAAGAAAAAGCGAAACCACCAATCGGCTGAGTTCACGGCCTCGGCCTTTAAGTATCAGGACGGAAAGTTGTACCTTGCCAAAAGCAAGATGCCGCTTAATGTTCGTTGGAGTCGTGACCTGCCGTCCGCACCGTCCACTGTGACAATTTCCAGGGATGCAGCGGGCCGCTACTTCGTGTCGTGCCTGTGCGAGTTTGAACCTCAAGCCCTGCCCGTTACGCCGAAAATGGTCGGCATCGACATGGGTCTTAAGGACCTGTTTGTCACGTCCGAGGGTGAGCGTATTGCCAATGCCCGTCATACAGGCCGGTATGCTGCAAGGCTTGCACTGGCACAGCGCCGCCTGAGCCGTAAAAAGCTCGGTTCTGCCAATCGCGCCAAGGCTCGCCAGAAGGTTGCGCGCATTCACGCTAAAATCTCCGATTGCCGACTCGACGGCTTACACAAGCTGTCACGCAGACTGATTAACGAAAACCAAGTGGTCTGTGTCGAAAACCTTGCCGTAAAAAACATGATTCGCAATCCCAAGCTAAGCAAGGCAATAGCCGACGCTGGCTGGGGCGAACTAACCCGGCAATTCGAATACAAGGGCGCATGGGCAGGTAGGCAAGTGGTCGCTATTGACCGCTGGTATCCCAGTTCAAAGCGTTGTTCGTCTTGCGGGTACATAATGGATTCAATGCCCCTTAACATCCGCTCGTGGGTTTGCCCTGAATGCAAGGCAGAACATGACCGCGATGTTAATGCCGCCATTAATATCAAAGCTGCCGGACTGGCAGTGTTAGCCCTTGGAGAGAATGTAAGCAGCATAGGTCAAGTACCTATGTCCTGTTCTCGTTGAATTGGGAATCCCCGTCCTTTAGGGCGGGGAGCAGTCAAAAGAGGGTCCGTTCTACTGAGGATGCATACAGTAGTCGGAAAGAGGGAGGGTGGCTAGTGGGCACCTGCTAGGTGGAGGTCATCCCTTGAATCGTTATCTTTCATAACTATATGGTTCCGGTCCGCAATTATTTTGGACCCATTGATGCCGTTGGGCTGGAGAGGGTCAAAATTTATGTGTTTGCGGACCGGAAATAGGGCTGAAACCCGCATGAATGCTGGTTTTGTCTCGGGACTTAAAATCCCTCGGAGGAAACTCCGTGCCGGTTCGATTCCGGCTCCGGGCACCAGTTGTAATAAGGGCTTGACTTGA